TTTGATTGTTTTTGTGTTTGTCTAAACTGTTTTCTATCAAAATACAACCAGTTCTGTCGATATCCTTGTTTATAATACGGATTTGCAGTATTACCAGAATACGTTTGATCACTTTCTCCGTCGAACCAAATCTTGTATAACCATTGACCCATACTGGCGCCTGTAATTCCTTTTGCTTTGGCCAGAATTTCGTATCTACTACCTCTGATGGGTTTTCTTGTTACTCTTTTAATTCCTTGCAGAGAAATAGGTTGAGTCAGAGTAGTTCCTCGGAATCCTTCTGCCTCTGAACCACGGAAAATACTGGTTCCCGGTTGTTTCGAGTGAAAAAATGCCTTTCTGCTCTGCCATTTGTTGTATGCTGTTTGAAGTTGTTGAACAAGACCTCTCGGAGACGCTTGTATTTCTGTTTTAATCTTATTCAACAAAAGATTTTCAACACGAAGTATGTTCAATTGTCTAATGGCAATTTGTTTCAGTGCGTATAACACATTAGGATTAAACGCGTATTCGTTGTAACATGCCCGACCAATACATTTTTCTTTCATTCTCCATTCCATTCCTTGGAATGTAAGTCCGGCGTCCTTTCCTCGCATAAATTTATTTTCGTATATTTCTTTTATCCAAGACGGACCTACGACCATATCGTCTTCTTCTCCATGTACTGGTCCGTAGTTTCTCGGAAGATTGGGAATTAATCCTTTGTAATATTGCTCGTGATTCTCATCTATTTTGTTTGGTTGAGAACTGGACCATTCGTGATTGAAATTTATTGTACGAAGACAAGTGTACTGAGGAATTCTAAAATACGGAACTTTACCTATTCCTTCTATTTCTAATATAGGTCCCGTTAAACCTGAATCGATATTTTCAGATTCTAAAACGGGCTGGCCTCCATTGGACATAATACCAGACCATACAGGAATATCCGGTCCTCCAAATTCTGGTCTATATCCACACGGATAAGTTGGATTTCCTATTATCTTACCTTTGTAATTGGGTATATGTTCATTAGACATGTGCCTGTACCATGTCCAGTAATTATTGATATCCATTATATAATTGTCTTTATCTCGAAATTCTATACAATGAGAACAAGGAATCAGATTATCACTAATAAAGAAGACAGTCTTTGCTATCCATGAATCTATTTTAGATCCAAAATCCCGAATTATTTGGATTCTAGCGTTATTTTCTGCAATCTTTTTATCGTATTTCTGTAATCCCTTTTGTATAACTTCCTTATAGTATGAAGTATCCTGGAAGTTTGGATTCAAATGATAAAACTCGGATATGGTTTCCTTGTACGGTGGCTTAGATAAGTCTATCGCAAAAGTTAATCCGTTTTGCCAGTCCAGTCGTTCTGCATCGTAATTGATTCCATCTGTTACTGCACCTGCTGCCACTACTTGATACGGACCAACAGAAGATCCTATATCTAAATAGTCATGTTCACGTGGTTTATTAAGAAATAATCCGTTTTCTCCTAATAGTTTTTTAACATCATACGAAACTCCGTTTACGATGATAGGAGTCTGGGTGGCAAGATTTTGAAATAATATGGTATCTGCACTAGAACCTATAGGTTGATCCATGCAACATACAGTACATCTATAAGCCTCCCATTTTCTTTTAATATTACGTAAACGATTAAATTCTAATCTTTTTTGAACAAGTGGTAGTGTAATTTTAGTGTGTATCTTATGAAACAACGGAAAACTGATAGAAGTTATATCGTATTGTGGTTTCCATGATATATTATTTTTAATGTCTTTGCCGTATCCTAAATGCTCCCACCAAACAGGATTAGGTAGATTATACGACTCTAAATCAAAGTAACCAAAGTCAAATGTATTTGTTTCATTTACAGGAGTCTTTGAAATTTCTTCGTAATTAACATAATGAGGTTTAATATTAATTCGTTGAGTATCTTTTGCTATAGAATAAGATATTTTATTTTGAGTTAATCCTTGATTTGAGTCGTTAAAATCTATATATTTATTTGTATAATCTGGATCTATTCGTAAATAATTAGAAGCAAATATTTTACTTTCTCTTTCAGCAATATTTGTAGGCAAAGAATCATCAACCACACTTAAAATTTTATTAGTAAAATCCTGTGTAGTTTCGTCTTGAGATAAAAACAATTGTATAGGTGCTGATTTATTTTGATTTATTAGCGTTTGAACAGTTTTAAAATACCACTGTCCTCTAATATCAGACCAAAGCAAAAAACTGGCTCTTTGTTTAGATTCAGATATTGCATTATTTGTCATGGTTCCCAATAGAGACAGCAACCGATCTTGTTTTTTATAATGTCCACCTGGAAGTTCTTTAATCTTTGCTTTAAACCACATTCCATTACCTGTAGATTCTATATCACTAGTTTTATATGTAAAATTAAATTTATCAAACAAGAAATGAATTAAACTCATGGGCTGAGATCCAGGAGTTTTAGCAATCCAACCCACTAAGTCATTTGTAGTTTCAGGCATAATTTAAAGTTTCTTATGATTTATGATGTCAACCAGGAAGGATCTGATGGTCCGGGTGCGGAAGGTATTGTCTCTATATTAGATTCAAATAACACAGGAAGATAATTTGCCTTATAGAGTTTTTTATTCATAAAAGTTATAGATATAGATCTATGTTTCATCAAATCATTCATTGGAATTTGATTTATTATGGCATCATCTGTTAAAACTTGAAAATCTGTAATAATTCCTTCAAATTTTTTAACAGGAGATGCAGAGTTTATTTTAAATTGTATGTTAAGATCTTTGTTTATAAAATCGTAATTCAACATAGTTCCGTATAAATCCAATACAACCAGATTACCAGATACTACTGGATTAAAAATACTTTCAGATATACTTAGATTTTTTAAAAAATACGGCTGACCAGGAATTTCACTCAATCGAGGATAAACAGTTTCTCCATTGATGCTCACAGATAAAAGTGGTATTGTTAAATTGCTCATGAATATAAAGAAATATTAGAATGATCTTGTCCTATATTTATATTCCAAACTCTAGAACTGTTTTCAATATCGAATGCAGTTTGTGTTGCTTCTAATATAGAATTTAGTGTATTTTTATTTGGTAGTGTTATACGAATATTATCTTTAGTTTTTAATTTAGATATTACATTTTGTATACTATACGAACTATGACTTATTCCATCGGTCATATACGAATACAGTAAAGTTTTTGTGAATGTGATTCCTGTAGAATTAGAACTAAATGCAGTTATTCCAGATCCACTGACATTAGTATAAGGATTCTGATCAATATTGTTTTTAATAAATCCAATAGGAGTATTAGTCCAGGGTTCTATTTTTTCCAAAGATACTCCTTGAGAAGGAGGGACTATCTCCAATCCAGTCCTCTGTTCATTTAATCTCAAAAAAATTAAAGTATCATTTTTTGCAAAAGTTGTTCCGTTTTCTATTACAGTAATATTTCTTAAATTTGGATTATATTCGTATACTACAGCATACGGATCTCCTCCCGTAATAGAAAATGTAGGAAAATCTTCTGCCTTTATTATAAAATTTCCGGAATTGACTGATAGAATTTCTTTAAAGAAATAAGATTTTTTTCTTTCATATCTTTTTACGGTCTCTGTTATGGTATTGTCTATAAAATCTGGAATTTCTGATTTTGAATTGATATCGTTAATCGTAGAAATAATCCAATGACCATTAGAATCGTCAAAAATAGATCTTGCTGTATTTTCAATGGAAAACTGATTATTTATTAATTGTTCTGTTTTTAAGTCTTGTTCCAAAGTTATATAATTTGTACGAAATATATCAATCATCTCGTATTCTTTTCCTTGAAACGAGTATTCTATTTTAGGAATATATGAAAAATATTTCATGGTCTTTACGACTACATATATCTAGTTACGGGCCAAATCTAGTTACAATATTACCTCCAATATTATAAACTGCTGATTTTTCTCTAAATACCATAGAGATATTATATTGAAGCGGATGCGTACCAGATGCATGGGAAGTAAACATATTGGGATGACCCAATGTACTGACGCCTAATTCTTCTAATACACACAGAGTCATATGCGGAAAAAATGCCTTATTATGTGTAGTATTGGGTATAATTCCACTACTGGCACGAATTCTAAATAGTCGAGGAGGCTCCGTGAAACTTCGTGGTAAACTCGAGAGTTGTAAAAAATCGATAAAGTCTTTACAAAAATTACTTTGGATTATAGATGCACATGTTAGTTTGGCGTTCACATTCAATGTTCTTTTATGTGATCTATAAAAAACCAAATCAGTTAAATCTGGACTTTGGTACACACTTCCCGCTTTGAGTCGGATGAACTGCTCACTCTTCCCGTCCGGGCCCCCTTTTATATGAGTATTCATCTCTCTAAGGAATGTTTTTGCTTCATCACTAAGGCCCAATTGGCTTAATGCTTGGTTTGCTTGAAGTCCTGCCCCCAGGCCTGGTGGGCCCACTCCGAGCATATGATGCATTTTTTCTGTTAAATCTTCCAAATACTGATTGGAATGAATCATTGATGTGCTTTTAGGAAATGGAATTGCAAACATATTACTTCCGGCGGATACAGAAAACCAATTCATATTGACATCACCCAGTAGTATAGGAAATATTGGCATATTTTTATTCCATTATATATATTAAGAAATGGCCTATAAAAATAAGTTTATTCCAATCAATAAATCAAAATATATGGGAGATTTTAACTCTATAAACTGTAGATCTTTGTGGGAAAGAAGATTTTGTAAGTATTTAGACAGTTCTCCCAATATAATTCGTTGGGGATTTGAACTTTTACGTATCCCGTATTTCTCTCCGATAGATAATAGACACCATCATTATGTACCAGATTTCATAGTAGAGTATACAGATAAAGAAAATAAAAAACAAATATCACTTATAGAGATCAAGCCGTATAGACAGACTGAAAAAAAGAATAAAAAAATTTCACTCAGGGAATCTGTTACTTATTCTGTAAATTTGGCAAAATGGAAATCTGCTGAAAAATATTGTGAAGAATTGGGTTGGATATTTAAAGTCTTGACTGAAAAAGAGTTATTCAAATGAAATTCGACCCCAGTTCCAATTACACTAATTTTAGAAATCAATTCAAAGATTTTCAAAGACAATATGCCTATTCTGTTTCTTTTCAGGGAGGATTATACGCCGATACAGGATTAAATTCTGCACTATATTATCCTCAAAAAATAAAAATAGACAGTAATTCTATAGAAAACGCAAATACTAGTCAAGGATATGGAAATATTTTGCGAATTATTCCTGCTGGATTTTTTAATCCTAGAAAAATCTCAATGTTGTTCGAGATGAGTCGAGAAGAAAGCTCTAATCTTTTTAGTAAATTTCAAAAAATAATTACACTTATTGGAGGATATGACGTTGACGGTTCTGCCTCAAACGCATCATTTTCTTATATGAAAATTCGACCAATGACAATAACAGTAAACATGTATGATGAAAATGCAAATAATCCAAAAAAGATTATTATTAAAGAATGTTGGCCAATCAGTATTAATAATGCAACTTTTAGTTCATTAGGAGAAGACGGATTTATTACTTTTCAAATAAATTTTTTAGCAAATAAATAACATGAAATTATCTAACATATTAACCAATCACTATCCAAAATTTGAAACTAAAATTCCATCAACTGGTATTGTTGTGTATTTTAGACCACTTCTGGTAAAAGAAGAAAAAAAATTATTAACAATTCAAGAATTTGGATCTATTAAGGAAAAATTAAATTGCATTAAAGAAGTACTCGAGTCGTGTTTTGAAATGTCTTTAAAGGACTTGACACTAACCGATATGCAGTATTTGTTTATTCAATTAAGAATAAAATCAATAGATTCCATTGTTGAACCAACTATAATATGTCCAGAAACCAAAGAAGAATTTAAAATTCATATTAATTTGGAAGAAATACAAGTGATCGAGTCAAAAAATAAATCAAATAGTATTGAATTGGGTTCAGAGTTATCAGTTGATATGAAAGAACCCACTGTAGATTTATTATTAAATAATGATAATATTTCTATACTAGAACAAAAAGAATTATATAAAATAGCATTATATTGTATTGAAGCCATAAACACTAAAACAGAAATGATAAAATGTAAAGATTTATCGGTATCTGATCTCCAGGAATTTATCGATAATTTAACAAAGTCTCAATTTGAATTAATAGAAAATTATTTAATCAATATGTCAAAAATTGAAAAAATAGTTTCATATAAAACATCAGATGGTAAAGAAAGATCTATTACTTTACGAGGATTAGACGATTTTTTCGTCTAAGCCTCAGTCACATGAGGCTAACAAATAATCTAAAACTTCAGTTTTTAATGATGCACGAACATCGATGTTCTCTGAATGATATTGAAAATATGATTGTATGGGAAAGAAATATATATTTGGATTTATTAAAAGCTTATGTAGAAGAACAAAATATGAAAAGAAATTTTAGACAATGAAAAATAATTATATGTCATTTTTAAATAAATTGATGGTAAATTTATTGAATATGGACAGCATATTAGAAATTAAAAATAACTTTTTAATGGAACACGAACAACAACAAGAATCAGATATTGAAGACATTCAAAATGATTTTATAAAAGAAAGCAATACAAGAGAAATTAGTCAAAAAACTTTAAGAAAAATTAAAAATCATTCTAAATCCAAAAACATTCCAATAAATTTCGAAGAAGAAGTTCGAGATAAAATTAAAAATAATTACTTAAGTAAAATAACTCCACCACTGTCAAAAACTCCAGAATCAGGTATACGATCATTTACCGACTCTAATGAAACTTCAGAATCGGGTATACGATCATTTACAGACTCTAATGAAACTTCAGAATCGGGTATACGATCATTTACAGACTCTAATGAAACTTCAGAATCGGGTATACAATTACCAGAAAATTCTCTTACAGTTTCAGATTTTTTATCAAATAAACCTAAAATTATTTCAATAAAACAAATAGAAAATTATTTAAATAAAAAGATATCTGGAAAAATTGAAACTATATCTTCTAATCCCAGGTATTATGTGCCCAGTAATAAAACCAAAAAAGATATAAAAAATGCTCTACTTTTTTCTTCTATAATCGATCCAAAATCGTCTTATGAAGTTTTTAAAATACAAAAAAAGATTCAACAAATACCTGCGTACAGTGAAGGTGGGCTAATATCTTATGGTCAATCTGGAGAAACTAATTTGGGTTTGGTCGGAGAAATACAACCAGAACAAATCAGTTCAACAACACATGGAATTGAAGTTAATCCAACCACAAACAATAGAGCAAATTCTTTAGGTATAATTTCAGATCCTAGTATTGTTATTGCAAATCAACAGGGAATAAAATCGACACACAATACCAATCGTTCTAGTATTAAAACAAAATACTTCGATACACAACAAATAGAAGTTGGAGACGGTGGATTTATTTCTCAAAAGCAAAAAATAGATTTAATAGAAGAACTTAAAACAATCTTTGTAGAAATTCCTTCGATTCAACCCGCTGAGTTACCAGGAGAACCAAATATAAGTTTTTCAAAAAATGAACCGTTTCCTATAGAATTTTCAAATATTAGAAATATAAATTCTATGATATCCAATTTATTTACTTCTAGAGCTTTTAGGAATATATAAAACAACCTCCCATACTGCTCGGGAGGTTGGTCTAACAAACTGTAAGTATTTATAAATTAATTGTCTGCTAGTTTACTGAAATAGTCTAGTGCATCGGTAGTTTCAGAAACATCTTCTTCTGCTATTGGTTTTTTACTTTTAATCGGAATCGACCGTTTCTCTTGTAATTCTTCCGAGTCAACAGACTCTGCTGTGGCAGAATTAGTTGCAGATGCCCGAATGTCTCCACCCAGAACTTCATATAAACGATCTTTGAGTTCGTCGTATGACTTGTAATTCTTAGGATCGATAAACTCTTTCAACGAGTGTTCTGACTTCCACAGTTGTTCTAATTTGGCATCGTCTCCGCCCAAAAGAGGAGACGCAGAATCAAATTCAGACTTATCGTAATTGGTGTAACCTGCTACTTTACGAATCTTTAAACGGAAATTTGCTCCTTTCCAAAAATCGAATGGATTGATTGCCTCCTCGTCCTTGAACTCTGGTTTCATCACTTCTTGTAGTTTCTCAAAGATCTTTGATCCGTAACGAAACAGAAACACTTTTCCTTCGTTCTGGGGGTTCGTAGAATCTGATACCACGTAAATATTGCTTACGTAATTAATCTTGCGCTTTCGTTCTCGAGCGATATTCTTATCGCTTTCTACACCAGAATTCCATAATTGGGTATTGAGTTCACTTACTGGATCTTTTTGACCTAGACTAGTAAGACAATTTTCAATATACCATCCACCTGGTCCATTAAACGCATGGGTGTAGTACTTTACCCAGGGTAAATCTTCTCCTGTAATTTCCGGAAGAAATCGAATAACAGCAAATCCGTTTCCTGACTTATCTAACTCTGGACGCCAAAAACGATCATCCTTATACGACTCTTTCTTGGTCTGATCGTCCATTTTACGGATCAGATCGTCCAAATTCGTAACTTTGGACTTTTTCTTTAAATCATTAAAACTCATATATTTCCTTTCGTTAATCCCGAAGATCTACTTCGGCCTATGATGATTCACAGGAACTCCCTGTGTACTCAAGATATTTAGTATATCATACATGATATCTTTGTCAAGACTATTAAAAAGGTAATTTTTTACTTTTAAGAAGAATTCTTGGAAGTAAATTCCTTTCTCTTCCTTCTTCTCTAATATGCTCTAAAATAGGCTTATTAAGCAGTTTAGACATAGATTTGTATTCTATACTGTATTTATCGCATATAATCATAACAGCATCGATATAAGAAGAATTAAACTCTTCCACATATTTTTCTATCTTTTTGGAAAATATTTCTTTTGATAACCCAGATTCTGTAGAAGTTTGTTTCATATTGACCATTAATATATCATAAAAAATTGATATGTAAAGCATTATATATAATAAAAGAAAAGGATACTCTTAAACAATGCCAACTGCCGATGTAAATAATAATATAACAGTAACTATTTACGATGGAACTGCAACTTTAGGTACAGATTACAATACTTCTGGTATTACTCCAGATATTCATTTGCCTCTGAGTAAAATGGTTTGGGGAAACGAAAACGTTTCTCGCAGAGTAAGTACAGAATATCCCATGCCGGTAGACGTAAAATCGTTTAACGGAAATTCAGGTGCAGGGTTTTTACTAGGAGTCACTGGTTCTGTTTACGGCCTGGGTACATTTACAGTTGGAAATACTTCTAATAATGCGTTATGGATTCAGGGGACTGGTACTGGTAGTAATATTTTAATTACAGGTACAGTTCAAGGAATTTCTGGCGGAATTCCGGTCGGAGTAACAGGAACAGTAAACTTTACAAATACCAGTATCGGTATATTCGGATTATCGGGCGGTACTGCAATTTCTATAACAGGAGGTAGACCTCTTGCTTACGGTATAGATCATGTAAACACCAGAACTAACATTACTGGACTGTCTCTTGCCAATGGCCTTATAGGATTCACCGCAGACAGTGTTAAAATATACGGACCAACTGGACAATCTTGGATTCCAAGTATTTTACACTATTACAACGGTTCAACTCTTACACAAATAGGAGGATCTGGTGATGCAATCAACGTGAATCTAGTAAATTCTGGATTCACCTTTACAGTAAATGTTTCATCTGATGTAGGAGTAACCAATGGTACAAATTCTGCACTAAAGATTCAGGGTGGAACTACACTGGAATCTCCTGTACTGATTCGTTGGCATGGAACAACAGGTGCGTTGAGTTATGCACCAATTTCAGGCAGTGTAACAGTATCTAATACAGTTTCTACCAATGTATTATCTGCTGGCGGAACATTTGGTTCTCAGCTTACTCAAATAACCAATTCACTTGTTGGAAGTACTGGTACTGTTTCTGGGTACTTGTCTGATATTCGCACCAATACTTCCACTGTATCTTCAATCAACGATAAATTATCAACCAATGGAATAAATGTTAAAGTAACCGAAATAGTTAAATCAAATAGACTTCATAACGGTCGGGTTCTCTTTACCGGCACAACGGTTCAACCAATAACAACAGGATCCACATTGGTTTATAAAACTGGAGTAAACATAAAGGCTCCTTCCACAAACACTTCGGCTGTTTATGTCGGAAACGAAGCTATACTAACGAATAGGACTCAAGCCTATCCGTTAGAACCAGGTGAGGCTTTATTCTTAGATTGTAACAGTACAAATATTATTTACTGTTATGCAGACATTGATCCAGACAAACAAAAACTTATTTACATAGGATCGTAATACTACTATATGTTGTATTCTCGTCAAAGTCAACAATCGAGAAATCCTGGTTATAAACCAGTTGCATTAGACAAGACTGGATACGGATACGTTAAAACACTGGAACTGGTAGGATTAGGTGTAAGTGCAGGTTATCAATTACAAAGTTTAGAAACAGAAGGATGTAAATTAACTCCAACCCCCACTGTGGTGGATGGAACGCCAAAATCTGTGTTTTGGGATTTTCACAAGATTCCCACACAAGATAGTGTATATTCTTCCAACATAGTCTCCGATTATTTTTCACCACTATACTTTAAACCAGGAGACTCATTTGTTGTTTCTAATTCATCTTATTCCAATGATGAAAGAAATTTTAATGGAACATATACTTTTATTTCGTTTAAAAATGGAATGTTAGTATCCACTACTGCACTGTCGTTGACTCCAGGAAAATACTCGAGTGAAAAATTTGATTCTATTCCAGTTTTTCAGGCAACTGTTCCTGGTATAAAAACTTTCAATAAAAATGAATTTTTAATCACAAATAATGTTATCGGATCAAATTCTTTTTTATCAAATGGAGTCAAATATAATTGTATATTAGAAATAGCAGATGTCAAATTTAGAGTTATTTCCATAGAAGAAAAAGCAAATAAAGAATATGTTTTAATAACTGCCACAGACCGTACCGATACTCTTTCATTGCCTGTTGTAAGCATTAATAATAGAACCTTGATTAACCTATACAAACAAGATGCAGATAAAATATCATCCAGTTCTGTTCAACAAAGCACAGATTTGTCTAGTGGTTCTTCATCCTCGTATTAAAATTAAACATTCCCGGCTGGATTCGAACCAGCGACCAACGGTTTAGAAAACCGTTGCTCTATCCTCTGAGCTACGGGAATAAAAAACACCGATGTTACTCGGTGTTAGTTTGACTGGGATTTAAATCCAAATCAGGTTGCCAGACTCAATGAGGGAGTTGCAATCTTGGACTTGGGAACAAACAGATTGTTAGTAATGGCACCAGTATAGTGTTCTTCTAACTCCTTCTGAGGTTCCAAAACAAACATGACATGAGAGTCTGCCACTTCAACTCCCTTGTCTGTTTTGGCGTAGGGCAACCAACGAACAAACAACAACTTTCCTTCCTGTGAAGGAATCAGAACACACGGATCCTTTACGGATACACCGGTTTCTGTTTTAGTAAATTCTCCAATCAACTCTTCTCCACTTGTAAGACGAACAATACGTACATTTGCCATTTTAATTCCTTTCTATAAATTAGGCCTGAACTTGAGACTCTAGTTTTCTGTCTATCATTCGTTGCACGTTACGAGCCTCACCGATGATACGTGCATCAAATTCCTGACGTAATTCATTTACTTCACGTGATACATTAACAACTTGATCTTCGATATTCGTATCTATCTCTCTGAATCGATCAAGACAATCTCGTTCCACTTCTGAACGTGTTGTATCGATACGAGCATTGACTTCTTGTAAATCATTACTCAGTCGACGATGTAACTCCTGGACTTCGTTTGAGAAAAAACGAGACTCTTGTTCTAATCTTCGTTGCATTTCATCACGATACCGAGTCATAGAGTTCCATAACCAGTATCCTCCAAACACGATTCCAACCGCACCAGCTCCAAGAAAAAATTCTGTATTAAACGCTATATTTTCCATAATAATCTCCTTTTGTCTATATTATATTAGATTTATTAGATTTGTCAAGCGGTCTTTTCACAATCACAACGATGTAATAATC